AATTAAATAACGCAAAAAAGCGTCTTGCACAATCTGGAAGCGTCAGAGATGCCGCATCCCTTTTCGAGAAATTTATTTAAGGAATTATCATGGCTGCAGTAACGAATACATACACACGATACGATGCTAAAGGCATTCGTGAGGACCTTTCCAACGTCATCTATCAGATCTCTCCAGAAGAGACTCCATTCATGTCTAATGTTGGTCGTGAGAACGTCTCCAACACATTCTTTGAGTGGCAAACAGATGATTTGGCTTCTGCTGTTACAACTAATGCGCAGATCGAGGGCGATGACATCACTTCTTTCACCGCTGTTACTCCTACAGTTCGTTTGGGCAACTACACCCAGATTAGCCGTAAAGACGTAATCATTGCTGGTACTTTGGAAGCTGTTGACAAAGCAGGTCGTCGCTCTGAGTTGAGCTACCAAATGGCTAAAAAATCTGCTGAGCTAAAGCGTGACATGGAGACAACTGCCTTGGCAAACCAAGGTGCTGCCGCTGGTGACACATCTACAGCTCGTAAGACTGGCGCTTTGTTGGCCTTCTTGAAGACCAATACAAACGAAGGTACAGGCGGTGGCGATCCTTCTTACACAACAATCCCAACTGATGACCGCACGGACGCTACTGCTGGCGACTTGCGTTCTTTCAGCGAAGCATTGTTGAAGGACGTTATCCAGAAAGTCTGGACACAAGGTGGCAACCCATCTATGGTCATGGCTGGTCCTGTTAACAAGCAAAACTTGTCTAAGATGACTGGTATCGCTGGTCAGCGTTTCAACGTCAATGGCCCACGTCCTTCCACTATCATCGCCGCTGCAGACATCTATGTCTCAGACTTTGGTAACGTGAGCATTGTCCCCAACCGCTTCCAACGTGAGCGTGATGTTTTCGTGCTTGATCCCGAGTACGCAAGCATTGCTTATCTGCGTCCCTTCCAGACAGTTGAACTGGCTAAGACAGGCGATGCCGAGAAGCGTATGCTGTTGGTTGAGTGGGGCTTGAAAGTGAAGAACGAAAAAGCTCATGGCGCTGTTTACGACTTGAACAGCACAATTCAGTCTTAATCTGAACTAAGGGGTGGGCTAATTACCCACCCTTTTTAACTTATGACAACAAAAATCTTTGACTTTGATCCCATCATGGGAACCAAGAAGCTTTGGCATTACGATGCTCAAACTGACCAAGCAACTATTGAGACAGTTATTGATGCTACTCAAATAGTTGAGGAGAACAAAGAGAGATTTAAATCTTTTGATGAACGAGCAAATTGGAATGGAGATATGCACCATGTGGCATCTATCCCAATGGCTTTGTACTATCAAATGAAAGCTGAAGGAAAACTTGATGACCAAGCTTTTATGAAGCGTTGGCTCAACGATCCTGAAAATCGTGCATTTCGCACAAGACCTGGAGAAGTTTAATGGATAGTAAGACCATTGGAGTTTTGATTCCAACACGGGACTTTGTTAATTCTGGATTTTCTTATGACCTAGCCAGATTGGTTGGGTTTACAGTAGGCAACACTAACCACAAGGTAGTTTTGTACACTAGCTCTGGCACATTATTGTCAGCTCAGCGTCAGGATTTGGCTAAATCTGCTATTGAGGCAGGTTGCACACACACATTATGGTTGGATAGCGATATGCGCTTTCCAAAGGACACCATAGTCCGATTGTTACAGCATGATACTGGTATCGTTTGTGCCAACTATGCTAAACGTAGATTTCCTACTGAACCTATTGCGGTACGAAAAAATACCACAGATGAGGATGCAAAAACTATTCAGAGGGTATATACTGAAGACCATTCAACTGGATTAGTTGATGTAGATTACTGCGGCATGGGTGTAATGCTCGTAAAAGCCGAGGTCTACAAGACAATGGAATATCCTTGGTTTGCTATCCCTTGGGTTCCAAATGCACAAGACTACATGGGCGAAGATGTCTGGTTTTGTCGCAGAGCTGCCGAGAACGGCACTAAAACCTATATTGACCAAGACCTCTCAAAAGAGGTTCATCATATTGGTTCATTTGAATTCAAACATGAGCATACATTGATGTGCAGGGATGTAGAAAATGGCACTTGATACTTTTGCAGGACTTAAAACTACGATAGCGGATTATCTCAATCGGGATGATCTGACTAGCATTATTCCTAGTTTTATTGCTCTTGCAGAAGCAAAGTTCAATCGTAAGTTGCGTGTTCGCCAAATGATTAAACGTGCGAATGGACAGATTGAAACAGCATTCTTTGCATACCCATCAGACTGGTTACAGGCAAAAGAGTTTCAGTTAAACACAAGTCCTATTGTTAGGCTTGAGTTTGTAACTGAGGCTTATGGTGATAGCTTGAAGGCCAGTAGGTATATTTCTACTGGTAAGCCAGCTTATTACACAATTACTGGTACGCAGTTGGAATTCATCCCTGCACCAGATCAAACTTATTCCGCAGAACTTACATATTATGCTAAGATTCCTGCGCTGAGTGATTCAAACACAAGCAACTGGCTTCTGGCTTATGCCCCAGACTTGTACTTGTACGGAGCTTTGTTAGAAGCAAGCCCGTACTTGAAAGACGATGAACGTCTTGCCACATGGGGTCAGTTGTATACCAACTCCTTGGGCGACATAGAGGTTGCAGATCAAAGGGCATCTGTTTCTTCTACTCCTATTGTTCGAGCCCGTTCTTTGGGGTGATATATGTCTTCTTTTAGTAACTACACAGAAAACCTCGTTCTGACATGGTTGTTTACAGGTAGTTCTGCTACCCGTCCAACAGCTTGGTATGTTGGTTTGTTTACTGCCGCACCTAGTGATTCTGGTGGTGGCACAGAGGTGACTGGTAATGGTTATGCCCGTGTAGCTACAGGAACTATCTCTGGTAGTGGCACAGCAACAACTTTTACAAATGCGGCTGCTATTGAGTTTGCAGCAGCTTCTGGTGGTAATTGGGGAACAATTGGTTGGGCAGCAATTTTTGATGCTTCAACTAGTGGCAATATGATTGCTTGGGCTCCATTGACCACTTCAAAAGATATTAACGACGGGGATATTTTCCGTATTCCTGCTACAAGTTTGTCTATCACATTGAGTTGATATGGCTGCTTACGGGCGTGGCGATTACAGCGGAGGCAGATACTCCTATGGAGCGTACTTAGGTGCGCTTGCAATTGAGTCTACTTCTACTGTAGTTGTTGCTGGCGACAAGATAAAAGATGCTCAGTTTGAGATTTTCTCTACTAGCTCTGTATCTGTAGACGCAGTAAGGATAGCAAATGGTGCGGCTAGTATTGCAGGAGAATCTGTATTAACAGTCGCAGGTGGTATTGATGCAGTCGGTAATGTAAATATTGTTGCCACAAGTGAGTTGACAATTCAATACAACCGAAAGCGTCCTGGTGAAGTAATAATTATTGATGTTTCTAGTGTTTCGATAAATGCTAGGAAAAAATGGGAAACAGAAGCAGATACATCTGAGACTTGGACTCCAATTGAGGATGTTTCAGAATCTTGGGCAACAGTTTCAGTATAAATACGTCTTTTAGGGGTAAAACATGGCAGATACAACAACCACGAATCTAGGCTTAACGAAGCCAGAAGTTGGCGCTTCAACAGACTCATGGGGTACTAAGTTAAATACAGACTTAGACACCATTGATGCGTTGTTTGATACTGGTCCTGTCCTAAAGATTGCGAAAGGTGGTACAGGCGCTGCTTCTGCAGGTGATGCTCGAACAGCATTGGGTCTTGCTATTGGCACTAACGTGTTGGCTTATGACTCAAACTTGCAAGCATTTGTTACAGCCTTCACTTTGCCAACAAGTGATGGATCTGCTAATCAGATCATCAAAACCAATGGTTCTGGCACACTAAGTTTTACCAATGCAGCTACTGGTGATGTGACTTTAACTGGCACAGAAACCCTGACGAACAAGACGATTGAAGCTGGAACATTTACTAATGGTTATACAGAAGAAGTAAATACTGCCAATACTTCTACTGCATATACAGTAAGTTTGTCTGATGGTTCAGTACAGATTCTTACATTGACTGGTAACTGTACTTTTACTTTCCCAACGCCTGTTGCTGGCAAATCATTCATTATGATTCTGAAGCAAGACGGCACAGGCTCTAGAACTGTTACTTGGCCATCATCTGTCAAATGGCCTGCAAGTACAGCACCTACGATTACATCTACCGCTTCTAAGGCTGATAAATACATCTTTACAGCGATTGATTCTTCCTATTGGCTAGGAAGTACTGGCGGACTTAACTATCTGTAATCATGCCTAAAACACATCAAATGTCAAAGACACCGAATCATAATACTTGGGTTGCCATGCGAAAACGGTGTAATAACGAAAAAAATAGCGACTACTATTTATATGGTGGTCGTGGAATAAAAGTTTGCAGTAGATGGGAAAGTTTTGAAAATTTTTATTTAGATATGGGTGAGCGTCCTGAAGGTATGACTCTTGACCGTATTGATTCAAATAAAGATTATTCACCTGAAAATTGCAGATGGGCAACAAATATTGAACAAGCAAGAAACAAAAGAAATGTTCGTTTGGTTACATTTAATGGGTTAACAAAATCTTTACATGATTTTTGTGATGAACTTAAATTAAATTACCACACAATAAATACAAGATTAGTTCAGCAAAAATGGACAGTTGAGAGAGCCTTGTCAACACCAACAGGAAAGTTTAGCAATGTTTTCAAGTAATACTTCTCAGGTTAGTTCGGATGTTAACTACATCGAGGATGTGTTCAGCACATACCTTTACACAGGCAACGATGGCTCACAGACCATCACCAATGGCATTGATTTGTCTGGTAAGGGTGGAATGGTTTGGGTGAAGCGTAGAAGCAGTCCTGCTGGCGACCATGCGGTTGTGGATACTGTTCGTGGCTTGGGCTCAAGCGGTGCATACACACTTATTCCTAATGGAACTTATGACCAATTTTCTACCAATGCAATAACAGCATTTAATTCCAACGGATTTGCCATTGGTTCTTCATCTTTTAGTAATTCTGGAAGCCTTAACTACGCCTCATGGACATTCCGCAAGCAACCAAAGTTCTTTGATGTTGTGACTTATACGGGGAATGGGACAAATGGTCGTGCTATATCGCACAGCCTTGGTTCAGCGCCGGGTTGCATTATGGTAAAAAGCACTAGCAATTCTTCTGATTGGGTTGTTTACCATAGGTCTTTATCTGTTCCAACAAATAAAGCTTTATTTCTAAACACAACAGCAGCAGAAAGCACAAGCCCTTATTTTCCAACAGCCCCAACGTCAACTGTATTTTATACAAATGGTGATGGTTACGATGTAAATACTACTGGTCAAACCTACGTTGCCTACCTATTTGCCCACAACGCAGGAGGCTTTGGCCTAACTGGTACAGACAATGTGATTTCGTGTGGGTCGTTTACGACTGATGGTAGTGGCAACGCTACAGTGAGCCTTGGGTATGAACCACAGTGGGTGCTGATGAAAGCATCAAGTGGTACTGGAAGCTGGTTCCTTACTGACAATATGAGAGGTATGTCATATAGCGGTGCAAACTATTTGCTTGCAAACACATCTGGCGCTGAAGCTGCAGGGAACGCATATCTTCGGCCTACCGCAACTGGTTTTGGAACATTTGCATTTGGCCCCGGTAGTTTGGACTACATCTACATAGCCATTCGTAGAGGCCCGATGAAAGTGCCTACAAGTGGGACTAGTGTGTTTGGTATGTCTGCTAGATCAGGAACAGGTGCAAATGCCACAGTTACTGGATCGGCTGGCGTTTCGGATGCCGTGTTAATTAAGAATCGTGGTTCAGCGGTAGCATCTTTATTTTCCTCAAGACTTAGTGGCACTAACTATCTTGCAACATCGTCTACATCGTCATTTTCACCAGCAGGATCAACTATTCTTCAGGATAATCCTTGGGATGTGATGAATGGTGTAAAAGTTGGCACAACATCAACAATTACAAATGCCAGTGGGAACACTTACATAAACTATTTATTTAATCGTGCCCCTACTTTCATGGATATTATTTGCTATAGGGGGACTGGAGCAAATACAACACAAAGCCATAATCTTGGCGTAGTGCCAGAGTTGGTTATTGTAAGAGCAAGAGATAACACTAACAACTGGCAAGTTTATAACGCTGCTGGAGGCGTTGGAAATAATCTTCTTTTAAACACAACACAAGCATATCAGGGCGGTTCTCCTGTTTCTACACTTACATCAACAAGCGTTAGATTTGCATACGATGCAGATTATTTGTTTGATTGCTCGGGTAGCGGCGTCAATTACGTCAGCTACCTCTTTGCAACTTGCGCTGGTGTTTCCAAAGTAGGCTCATACACAGGAACTGGAACTACAAAGCAAATTGATTGTGGCTTTACAGGCGGTGCTAGGTTTGTGCTTATCAAACGCACAGACTCAACTGGTGATTGGTATGTCTGGGACTCAGCACGTGGCATTGTGTCAGGTAATGACCCTTACTTGCTCTTGAACACTACAGATGCTGAAGTAACATCTACAGACTACATCGACACCTATAGCGCAGGGTTTGAAATT